CGGATTATCGGCGCGGCCGGACGCGCTGCGCGGCCGTCCCGCTCCCGCCCCGGTCAAGTATCGGTCAAGTATTCCAACGTTGGAAAAAAATATCTTGATATTCCGGGCTCATACCGGGGTTTTCTCTCACAAAACTTAACATTTCTTTTCCCCGCTCCCGCGTCCCGGCTTTGCTTTCTGCCCGGCTGCGGGGCTCTCTTTTTCTCTGTTCCGATGCTCTCCCCCCTTTGGGGGCTGGCCGCTGCTGCGGCCCACAAAAATGCATTTTTGTATGACAAGGCGAAACTTGCTCTTGATTTGTTCCGCGTGGATCCCGCCCGCTCCGGCGTTCTGTAAGCCCCTGTAAGCGCGTTTCTTCGCGGCGGCATCTGTACCCGGCCCAGGCCCGGAAAACTCCGGCCAGCTCCGGCCGGGGAGATCTGCAAGGCCCCCGCTCTGATATCCGGCTCCCGCTCCGTCTGGAAGATCTGCGCCCCGGATCCGGCCCGCTCCGGCGTTTCGTCCTTGCTTTTCCCCTTTGTCTGTGATATGCTCTGTATGTGATCCCCCGCCGTACCGATGCGCCCCCGCCCGGGCTAAATTCGGTCTTGATGCTGCGGGGGATCTTCTTTTCTGCGCAGCTCTCCGGCGCTCTGTAAGCCACTGTAAGCGCGTTTCTCCGCGCCGGTATCTGTGCCCGGCCCCGGCCCGGAAAGCTCCGGCCCGCCGCCGTCCCGCTCCGCTCCCATGAATACCGAAAGCCCGCCAGGTATCACCCCGGCGGGCTGTTCTTTTTCGTGTCAATGCTCTGAAAGGTGCGCTTTCAGCTCCCGGATCCAGGCGGGGAGATCTTCGCCGCGTGTTATCAGCTCCCCGTTGACGTACTCGGCCACTTCCACAAAGCCGTTGTAGTTATCAAAGAAATGCGCTTCATCACAGTAGGGGAGTATCTTTTGCACGGCTTCCCAGCGCCCGGCAAAGCGCCGTTCTACGTCCTCTTCCCGGATATTGTGCCCGCCGTGGGCTACCCGGTTTTCGATCCGCTCTTTGCACTCTTCCACGGTATCAAGCCCCACATAGAAGAGCCGCACGGTATAGCCCAGCTCCCGCGCCCTGGCTGCGGTCTGCTCTGTTTTCCGGCCCGAAAGCGTTGTTTCCTGCGTGAAGCTCACGCCCTTTTCAAGACAACCGGCGATCCGCTCCAAGGCGATCTTGCCGCCGGTCAAGGCGTTTCCGCCGCTCTGCGCCGTGATCTTGTCCACGTCAATGATTGTTCCGAGATCTGCGCGCTGCGCTTTGAGTACGCCGGTCAAGCTGCTTTTGCCCGTGCCGTTCACGCCGCCGATAATGGTATAGGCTTTCATGCGTCCCGCTCCCTTTCTATGGTTTCATCTATGGCCCGATTGATAAAGGCGTTGACGCTCTCGCCCCGGCTCTCAGCGTGGGCTTTGATCTTCTCGCGCCGCTCTGGTGTCGTGCGGATCTTCGTTTCAACGAACTGTGAAATATACTTTTTATGCGCTCTCGCTTGCGCTTCCGTAAAGCCGCGGTATGTGCTGTTCTTCTCTTCGGCCATGTGTCCCGCTCCTTTCTGCTGTATCTGTATTATACCCCATTCCCGTATATGGGGCAATATACAAATCTCACAAATATATGGGCGTATCTTTGTGCGCTTTCCCATCTTGATATATGGGCGTATCTATGCTATCATGATATCGTAATCAAGGGGGAGCGATCCCGAACCGATCCCAAGCGGCGCGCAGACATACCGGTGACATGGACACGGCCCAATGAACTGCTACATTCCGGACGCGCGCCGACTTCCCCAAATAAAACGAAAAGGAGATATCACACCATGACAACCGCCGAGATCATCACCAAGGCCCGGGAGCTCCGGGAGCTGCAAGCCCTTATCGAGGAAGCCCAGCAGGAAGCGGAAGCGATCAAGGACGATCTGAAAGCCGCTATGGGGGACGCGGAAGAGCTCCGCGCCGGGGAGTATAAGATCACCTGGAAGAGCGTCACCAGCTCCCGGATCGACACCACCGCGCTGAAAAAGGCGCTGCCCGATCTGGCCCGCCAGTTTACCCGGGAAACCGTGACGCGCCGTTTCTGCGTGGCATAAGAAAAGGCTCCTTGCGTCAGCCGGTCAAGCAAGCCGCAGGGAGCCCCCAAAGATCCCAGCCAGGGCCGGGACGGGTATATAATACGCCCGTCCCGCTCCGAAATCAAGAAAGGATTTTCGATCATGGATTACATGGAGTATGTTCTTTTTCTCATGGACGCTTACGGCTTCACGGAAGCGGAAGCCGTGGAAGCCGCTGACCGGGAGTTTTCCGCATGGGGCTGAAAAAATGGTGGTGTGTCACTATCTGCGTGTATGACGATGACACCACGACCGCAGAGATTACCGGCTCCCGCCGGGCACGCAGCCGCCCCCGTGGATCATACAGGAGCACCCGCACCCGGGATATATATACCCGATGGTATCACACATACGCCGCCGCGCTGGACGCTGTACAGGCCGCAGCGGACGAAAAATGACGCAGCCCCGCAAGGGCAGAAAGGGAATACCGATGTACTATGACGCGCACGCGCTGCGGATCACCGCAGCGGAAGCCGTAGAAAAAGCCGATATCTGTTGTCTGCTGTCCGATATGCAGATAAGCCATGAGATCTATACCGCTTTTATTCCCCGGATCCGGGGAGCCGCCCCCGGCCGGGATTCATGGGAGTGGTACTGTCTCTTCGGGACGATCTTCTTTGCCGGACGTGTCCAGGGCGTGAGAGAAGAAAGAGCACGCCGCCGGGAGATAGCCGCGCGCAAAGCGGCCCGCTCCGGGATCCGTGAAAGGGGGCCCCGCTCCGATGGATGAACGAAACACCCCCGGCGCGCTGGCCGATGCGATCAACGACCAGGCCGGGAAGATCGAGGAAGCCGCGCTTGTTCTGGCCGCGCTCATGGAATCTTTGGAAAGCTGCGGGCAGGGAGCAAAAACCGTTTCCGTCCTTTCCGTTATAATCCGGGATCTGTCCGCCCGGCAAGACGCGCTTACAGAGATTGCCGGAAGTGTTGAAGCGCTGCGCTCCGCTCCGATCCCCAGCTTTTGGGACAGCGTACCGAAAAAACAGTGAAAAGAGATCTTCGGCGGGGCCCGCAAAGCCCCGCCCTTTTTGTGTTCATTCTGCAAAAAAAGAAGCACCCGGGGCCCAAAGTACGGCGCTACCGCTTTCGCGGCGCTACCGAGACGCCCCGGCGCTTCATACGCTGACTATACCACCGGCCCCACACTTTTGCAACGGTAAATAGTCCCCCGCTCTTGTCTTTTCTTCCCGCCGTCTGTCGTGTGCTGTCGTGGTTTTGCGCGGTCTGTCGTGGTGTCGTGTGTGCTGTTGTGATCTGTCGTGATCTGCTCCCGGCTGTCATTTGTTCGCGCGCGTGCGCGTGCGCGCGGCTGCGCGCGAGTGACTTTCCCTTTCTTTCCCTTTGGTTTTCCTTTGCAGCTCCGTGGCAGTTTGCCCGGATCCGGGGTTTTAGGGTTCTCCCTAATAGGCGTATTGCCGGAAAACATACGGCTATACCCTGCTTGCCAAGTTGCGGCGCACGTTCTCCGGCGTTCTGTGCTGCGCTGGCTCCGCCGTCCCGCTCCGGGAAAAGAAGATCACCCGCTCCGGGATCCGGCCCGCTCTGATTGTGTCCCGCTCCGGCGCTCTGTGCGGCTCTGTACGGTGTTTTCTCCCGGGCCGTGTCTGTGTACCGGCTCCGCCCAAAAACGCCGCGCGGCCGTCCCGCTGGCGTGTCCGTGTCGGGAATCTGGCGGGCTTCGCCGTCCCGCTCCGAAACAAGATCACCCGCTCCCGGCGCTCTGTCAAAGGCGGCTTTCACCGTTCTGCTGTGCAAGCCAATCTTCAAAGCTCTGCGGCCGGTTCTCTTCCGTTTCCCGCTCCGGCTCTATCCCCATGAGCTCCCGCAGCTCATGCAGCGCTTTGGCGGCTCCGTTGGCGTTCAGCTCCCATGTACCGCTTTGAACGAGCTTTTTTGTCACGGGATCCCGGATCATGTGGGGCTGTCCTTCCATGCAGCTTTCAACGAGCTGCACCAGCTTAAGACCGATCCAATTTTCATCAACGCCGATCTGCTGAAACATATCTTTTGCCACTTCCCGCCGGTACTGCTGCACTTGCGGAAGTGAAAGCAGTTTGCTTGCCCTGGACGCTGCGCCGCGCGGAGAATACCCGGCGGCTATGGCCGCGTCTGCCCCTTTCCCCGTTCTGACGTATTCGATCACAAAGCGCATTTGCTGCGGTGTAAGCTGTTTCATTGTGTCCCGCTCCTTTCGTTATGCTGCGGCCCGCTCCGGCCGCTGTAAAACTCTGTACGGCGTTTTTCCGCCGGGGATATCCCGGCCCGCTCCCGGTCTGAAAGCGCGCCGCTCATGGTGTCCCGCTCCGCTCACGGAAGATCTGACAGGATCCGCCGTCCCGCTCCGGGGAAGAAGATCACCCGCTCCGGGATCTGGCCCGCTCTGATTGTGTCCCGCTCCGGCACGCTGTAATCCCCTGTAAGGCATTTTCCCGGGGGCTGTGTCCGTGCTCGGCTCCGGCCGGAAAAGCTGCGCGGCCGTCCCGCTCCGGGGCGTGTCATAGATCTGCCGCGCTCCCGCTCCGATATCACAGAATCGGAAAAGCGTTCATAAACTCCCGGCGCATTTCATAAAGCTGCCCCAGCTCCACCCCGGCGCTGGCCGCTGCCGCTTTGGGGCTTTTCCCCCGGATCAATACGGAGAACAGCGCCCGGCCCGCTGCCGCGTCCCCCTGTGCTGCGCTCTTTATGTACTCGGATATTCTGTCCCGCACGCTGTCCGGCGCGGTGTCCCACAAGCCGCACAGCGCTATGATATAGTTTTGCTCCCGTGCGTTTCTTCTGCATCTGATAGGATCAAACCGCATTCACCAGCGCCCCCCACGCGCGCAGCCCCCGGGGATGGTCTGCACCAGCTCCCCGGTATGTACGTTTACGGCCAGGGTTTGACATTCCAAAGGATCCCGGCTATAATGTGCGCGTGTGTGGTATCTGTGAAAGGCCCGTTCAGCGCTTTTTGTGCTGGCGGGTCTTTCGCTTTTTCTTTTTCGGCTTTCGGTCTTTCGGCTTTTTTGGCGCGGCTCTGCCCGGCACGGTATATCTGACGTATTCAGTATAAGCGCCGGTTTCTTCGTCTGCAAGGCTGTACTTCTCCCGGATCACCGCCCCGGCCGGAACGTCCAGAGGATCCGTCGCTTTCACCGGCACAGGCTCCGTATATATCGGCTTTGCCATGTTGCCCCGGCTGACGCTCCATTTCTTTGCGTCCGGCCCTTTCTCCGCCTGGCTGATTATGTACCTGGCTATCCCGGTATAGTCCCCCCGGCCATCCATCAAGCGGTATGTGATATCTTCCTGCGGCCATAGCTGGCAAATGGTATCATACGCGGCCCGCTCCATAACAATGTGATGGTGGATCCGCACCCGCTCCCCTGTGTCCGGGTCTTTCTGTGACGTGCTGATAACATAGCGCGGCCCCCGGCCATGCTCCGCGAGGAAACGCCGCCGCACGTTTCGCATAAACCGTGATAGATCCTTTTTCGCTGCTGCGATATCCGCCGGTAATCTCTCCGGGCCGTATGTCAGCGTAAGCCAGAGATCACCCGCTCCGAAATTGCAGTTTATCACCCGGGCAAGATTCTTGACCGCTTCCCGCTCATTCTGCTTTATCTTTGCAAGGGAAGATCCGCCCTTTACCCGCTGGCCCCGGCGCTTCTTTTCTTTTGACCGGCTCCCGCTCATAAGCGCTTTCCGCTCTTCCACGGTCTTGCCGGATATGATCTTGTACGTCATAAGCTGCTGCATAGTCCTTTCCCCGTTTTCTTTGTGTGTGGTGTCTGGCTGTAAACATAGGCTCTTATCGGGCCCGGAAAAATACGGCCGCTATTTGTCGCGGTGTGGCGTGTCTTTTTGTGATCTGTTGTGATCTGTCATAATCTGTCGGGGCCCATGATAGGGCGATCCGGGCCGGTGCTCACAAAGGCACGGCCCGGATTGTCTGTTTCCCGCTCGGAAAACGTCTGTTTACGATCTTCGATTATGCACGGGTTTTTCTCCCCTGCGTATGATACCGGCCCGCTCCGCAGCGTTGCGCCGGATCTGCCCCGCAAAGAAATGGTCGATATGATAATTGCAGCCCCGATACTTCGATGCAAAGTAATTGTCCATTATCCGGCCGTATTGCTCGGGGAGTATTTCGCACGCTTCCCTGGTCATAAGCCGGGGATCATTCGTTGTCGCGCTGTAATAGGGCAGCACTTTTGCCAGCGTGTACAGCTTGCCGGTTTTCGGCTCCGGGTGTTCCCGGCCCGTGAAGAGGCGGAACTTATGGAAATACAGGTCAAATACTTCTGTCAGCTCTTCCGCCGTGTATGGTGTATGCTGCTCCGCTGCAAACGCTTTCATCGTGTGCGCTATCTGTTCTCTGTTCATGTGTCATGCTCCCCCGCCGTTCTGCCTGGCTTCCCGCTCTATCTGCTCCATAAAGAGCGCAAACGGGATCATATACACTTTTCCGTTTTTGATATGCGGTATCTCTCCCGCTCGGATCCGTCCCCGGATATAGTGCTCACTAAAGCCGGACAGCTCTACAACTTCTTTGATCGTTTTATAGGGCGCATCCGCCGCCCCGCTCATGCACTCACGGCTTTCTGCTGGGCGATCTGGTCTATCACCGCTTTATAACGCTCCGTTTCCTCTGCGGGCAGCTCATGCCGCAGCAGCTTTGAAAGCGTAGTGTCCGCGATCCCCAGCGCGTCCGCGACTTCCCAAAGCAGCACCCCGCGCCGCTTTGCGTACTGGCGAAATTCTGTGTTTCCGTTTGCCGGTCTGCTCATAGTGATATCTCCTTTACTGTTTTATTCTTCTTGTTGCTTTTCGTTTGGTTTTCTGCTATAAACATAATAGATAGGTTTAAGAAAAAATGCAAGTAAAAATAAGCAATCCGATAAAATGCTATTTTTACTATCTTTTCTGCTTTGTTTCCCTTTTGCTCCGTCAATATTTATGCCGTGTTTGCTATTTTTGCTTGCACAATTTCCCGTGAAAGGTGGTTTTCCCCTTGCCGAACAACAAAAAAGGCTGTCCCGATCACTATAACGATCCGCTCCCTAAAAGGCTCCGGGATCTGATAAAGGAACGAAACATTACACAGGATGAATTAAGCAAGGCCGTGGGTGTGTCCCGTGGCTCAATAGGCCAGTATGCCAACGGTGACAGCACGCCGAAGTATGACGCTCTGATAGCCATAGCAAAGTATTTCAACACCTCAACGGATTATCTGCTCGGGCTCTCTGATTCCCGATCCGTGGATATTTCAGCGCGGGAGATCTGCAACCGCACCAATTTAACGGACAGCGCTTTTGCCGCACTTTCTTCCCTGTCCCGCTCCGATGCTGACACCCCCGAAGAAGCAAGCCGGAAGCAGTACGCCAGGTTTTTGACAAATGAGATCATAGAAAGAGTTATCGCGGATCCCGCTTTCCTGGAAGATCTGCGCCGGTATTGGTATGCAAATCAAGAGATCCTTTGCTCCACGCATTTGCAGCTTGATTACTATACCGGGGAATATGAGGAATACACCCCCGTATATGGCGGGGCCCTTGTCCGGGATCCGGCCGGGGATGATATGGCGCTGCTGCGTTTCAAGGTGTCCCGTTGCTTTGATCGAATGATAGACAGTATCACAAGAAGCAGCGCCGCCCAATATGCCGCATCTGCTTTCTCCAAGGCGTACCCGGAAAGATTCTGGAAAGACGCGGACGGCAATATAGCCGGGCCGATCTGGTATGTACCGGCCCGCTCCGGCGCTGGCTGTTATCCCGCTCACTTGACCTTTGCGCAGTATGAAGCGGAAATAAAAATGCTTGTCGATGATGAAGCCCCGACAACCGCAGAAGAGGAAGCCGCGCTTGAAGAAGTTTCCCGCCTGTACGAAGAAGCCCCCGCCGGTTATGTTCCGGCCGTGGGGATCCGCAAGGACGGAACGATAGAAGAAATCTATTTGAGCGCCGACAATGAAAAGGAGCTTTGACAATGGCTTATTCCCGGAAGAAAACGAATAAAGCCGGGGCCGTCTTTTACGAAATCGAAGTCAGCCGGGGCCGGGGGCTGTCCCCGCTCACAACGCGCTGGTATGTCCCGGCGGGATGGTCTGCAAAGGCCATAGCCCGGGAGCTGGCAAAGCAGGAAGCAGACTTTGAAAGGCGGGTAAGATCCGGGGAGATCCAAAGCCGGGCCGAAATGAAAGCCCAGCAGGAAGCCGACAAGGAAGCCGCCGCCAAGATCGAAACCGTGAAGCAGTACGGGGAAAAGGTCTTTATGCCGTCCAAAAAGCTGACGTGCAGCGAGAACACCCGCGCTTATTATCAATTCGCCCTGGACGGCCATATATACCCGGTTATTGGCTCCGTAAAGCTCCCGGAAGTTACCCCGGCGCAGTTGTCCGCGCTGCTGCTCTCCATGCAGGAAAAGGGCTTTGCTTTCTCCACGATCAAAGGCGTATATGCTACATTGTCCCAGCTCTTCAAAATGGCATATATGGCCGATGTGATAGACCGCAACCCCGTTGACAAGATCCAGCGCCCCCGGCAAAGCAAAGACGGCGAGGAAGTTAAAGCGGACGGCTACCCGGCTTTCACAGCGGAAGAGCTGCAAAAGATCCTGTCTTGTCTGGATCAAGAGCCGGTGATCTGGCGGGCTTATATCCGGCTTATGGTTGATACGGGTATGCGGCGCGGGGAAGTCTGCGGGCTTCAATGGCAATTCGTAGACTTTGACCGAAACCAAATCACCGTTGCCGGTAATCTATGCTATACGAAAGAGCGCGGAATATATCTGACTACCCCCAAGAACGGGAAAACCCGCACGCTGGATATACCGGCGGACGTTATGCAGCTTCTCCGGGATCTGGAAGCCCAGCAAAAGGAAGAGAGAAAGAAAGCCACGGGCAAAGTGGTGGATATCAAAAACACCCGCTTAAAAACTATCAGCCCGTATGTGTTCCACCAGCCCGGCACGCCGCACCCGATGCACCCCACAAGCCCGACACGTTATTTTAAGAAATTTTCCGATAAATACGGGATCCCGGATTTTCACCCGCACAAGCTCCGCCATAGCTTTGCGTCCCTTGCGATTACCGGCGGGGCCGATATTGCCAGCGTGTCCCAGGTGCTCGGGCACTCCAACAAAGCCACAACGCTGCGTATGTACACCCATGCCGACCAAGAAAGCATGAAGCGCGCAAGCTCCATCTTTTGGGAAGCCAGGCAGAAGAAAGAGAAAGCCAAAGACGAAACCGGCTAAAACAAAGATCCCCGGCCGCTCAAATGGCCGGGGATCACTTTCACAAACGTTTGGAAAAGCCGGGAGTACAAAAAAACGCCCCGCCAGAAACCGGGACAAAAACCGGGACGGGGACGAAAAACCGGGACAAAAACCGGGACGGCCAGCACAGAAACCGGGACAACAGATTATGACAGATCACAACAGATCACGACAGAATACAGCAAGATGTAATCAGCAAAGTATTGATATATCAATGCTTTTTCCCGCTAAATTATGCCAGATTACGACAGATCACAGCAGATCACAACAAAGCAAGTACATAAATGGCATTCAAGAGGTCAGCGGTTCGATCCCGCTTATCTCCACCACAACGCATTGTAAGGTTTTTGCGGGGAAAAGTCCTAAATTCGTAAGGATTTGGGACTTTTTTCTTACGTTTCAACGGTTATTCGGTTTTCACCATCGGCCCCGAAAAATGAAGCGTGATTACAAGAAACCGGGACAAAAACCGGGACGGGGTCTTTTTTTCTGCCCTTTTCGGGCTGTTTCGTCCCGCTCCGGCGCGGATTATCGGCGCGGCCGGACGCGCTGCGCGGCCGTCCCGCTCCCGCCCCGGTCAAGTATCGGTCAAGTATTCCAACGTTGGAAAAAAATATCTTGATATTCCGGGCTCATACCGGGGTTTTCTCT